CACAAAAACCCAAAAATACCAACCTCATAAACATTAACCGCATAATGCTTAGCCACCAGCGGAAGGAATAAAAATCGCTTCCAGCAGTGCGGCGCATCTTTCCAGCCGTTCATAAATCCTATAACTTTTACTTTCATTTCAGTTGAACCCTCTTGATCTTGTTGGCTTCATCGGTCTAGCCGGTGGAACGTAATTAGGCAAGTCCTTAAACCGGCACATATGAAGCTGTGACGATAGGTGAATGGTTCCTGTTTCGCCGTTTCGGTTCTTTCGGATAATCAATTCAGCGACGTTCTTTTCCGGCGACTCCTTGTCGTAAACCTCATCACGGTAGATGAATCCGATAATATCCGCATCCTGCTCGATTGCACCAGACTCCCTCAGATCAGACATAAGCGGCCTTTTGTCGCCCCTTTCCTCACACTTGCGGTTTAGCTGGGACAGCGCAATGATCGGGCAGTCAAGCGCCTTGGCGGTCAGTTTGATGTTCCGGCTGATCTTGGTCATTCTTTCGTTACCGTTGTCGCCCTTGTCGCTCAGTAGCTGAAGGTAATCAATGATAATGAGATCGGGATTCCTGTCGACTTGCCGCGCCAGCTTCCTTGCCCTGCTCATTAGATTCTCACTTGTCAACACAGGGTAGTCGTCAATGTAATACTGGGTGCCTTTGATTTTGCTGGCTGAAGCGGTTACGCCCGACCAGATTGACTCGTCTGCTTTCTTCACACTGTTAAACAGGACTGATCCAAGGCTAGCCATACTGCGTAGGATCAATTGCATGGCGGGCATCTCAAGGCTAAACACAATCACAAACTTGCCATTAGTGGTGCAATTCTCCGCAATGTTTATAGCCAGGGTGCTTTTACCCATCGAGGGCCGCGCGGCCAGAATGAACAGATCAGCCTTGGCTAAGCCGTTCGTCAGCTTGTCGAGATCAGCGAATCCAGTACTTAATCCGATCATCTGCCCCTGAAGGCTGTTGACGTGCTTTAGGTATTCAATGGCTTCACCTAACGCAACCTCCGCGTGTTTTGGCTCCCCCGCATTATCCTTGCTTATGTCTAGGATAGTCGCCTGAGCTTCGTTAATCGCGTCCTGTACGTTTTCGCAGTCGTACCCTGCCTGTGCTATGTCTTGGGCCTTTCTGATGAGTACGCGGGCTAACCAGCGATCCCTGATTATCTCTGCGTAGTGCTTTGCGTTTGCAGCGCCACGTCCGTTTGTGGCTAGGTCGATTAGGTAATCATGCCCGCCTACTTGGTCAAGCTCCCCCGCCTGCTCCAAAACGCCCGCAAGTGTAACCACATCAATCGGCTGACCAGCTATCGCCATAGCCTGCATTCGGCGGTAGATCAATTGGTGATTGTGCCTGTAGAATCTTTCAGCCATTAAGATAGATTCCAGATCATCCACAAGGCTGTTTTTATCCATGACGGCAGAAAGTACAGCCTGCTCTGCTTCTACGCTGTGTGGTGGTAGTTTAATAGTCAATTGCTGCCCCCAAAGTGTTCTATCTCGGCCTGCTTGCCCTTTACGGTCAAGTAATACTCGCCTTCCCTGTTTATCGCCCAAATGTTCAGCCATCCGTTTTTAACATACTGCTGAAAAGTAAGCCGCCAATTCTTTTGCTTTTTCCCCTTTTCCGATTGCTCGACACTGAACACGCGCCATGCCAATTCCAAGTATCTGTCCGGTATTCCGACCTCCTGCGCGTATTCAAAAATCTTGTCATCAGGTGGTATGGGTTGTTTCCCGTTCGCCTTGCACTGTTCTACATACTTTTTGAAAGTGATTAGCTTAGAAGGCTCTTTCTGTTCATTGGTATGTTCATTGGTATGTTCTTTGCCCCTGTCCGGTTCGGACACCGTTTTAGTGCTCGGTTCGGGCACCGTTTTAATATCCGAATCGGAAACGGTTTCTACTTCGGATACGGTTTCCAGATCGGGCACCGTTAAAGTGTAATGGCTTGGTGCTGACCTTCCCCCGCTTCCTTCCTTGACCAGCCAGCCAGCTTTCTCTAATTCCGTAGTGATTCGGCTTATTGTTCGCTCTGAATACCCGCACCGCTTAGATAGTGTTGCGCGCTTCGGGTAAACCAAGTTTGTACTCTTTCCGCGAAACGAATACAGGGCGATCAATACCTTAATCTGCATCTTGGTAAGCCGTGAATCAAGGGCTACTTCGATTGGGATTATGGATATTATTGGCTGGCGCTCAGTCATTCCGCTTCGGTCTCGTCAACTGCTAACATGTGCGCCGTGTGCTGCATTGCCTCAATCAAAGCGTCTAAGTTTTCGGGCGCGACCGCCACCACATCATATTCGCCCTCTTCCTCCGACTCTTGCTTTAGGCAAATATTACCATCCACGCTTACATAAATTTCAATCTGATCTTGTTGCTTTACTGCTATCATTTCTTCCCCTCCAGGTAATCAGACAGCGCCTTAAGTGTGTCATAGGCGACATTGTTTCCCTTGACCAATCGGCGAAGCGTTTCAGGGTGAACCCCGCAAGCCTCCGCGACCACTGATAACCGGCGATCTGCCAGCCTTTCTCGGATTTCTTCTATGGTTAGCATTTCATCTCCTGTTGTCATTGCCTCAAAACCTGTTGTACATTCTGAACGAGTATGTGATAATAGTCAACACTGAATTGCAAATACAACTACCAGCTAACTAGAGGGGATGAGGATGAAAACAGCAATAGACGCACTAACAGCATGGGATAACGGCGAAATCGTTAACACTATTGAAATGGGCGGCTTAGGCCCAGGCTATGAGCAGGCGATACACGTTGCCGTTTTTGAGATTATCCGCGATTGTCACGACATGGAATTTCCAGAAGAGGGTGACACTGAGGGATGGCGCAAGGCAAGCAGCGACATTGACAAGCGAATGTATAAAAACAAAGTCATTGATGATCTTGGATTATCTGGCGCGCAAGCGGGCGCTGCAAAGCAAGTGGCTGTTAGGGCAATTTGTCTTGGCTGGGATGAGATGGCAAAAACAATACCGGATGACAGGAAAATCATGGTAAGCAAGCATTGGCCGAACACAGCAGACTAACAACTACCAACTTAACGAGGGGATGAGGATGAGTGATGTAATTAGAGATGCGCGGGCTGCGTTCGACAAATGGGCCGAGCAATTTGATCCGCAAGGCGACGAATGGCAGGACATGGGCTTTGATCACGCTTTTATCATGGGATACCAGTCAGCCATAGCCGCCGTGCGTAAAAAGCAGTCACCAGTTCCGGACGGCTACATGCTTGTGCGCGACACAACGCCAAGCCTTACCACTAAAAAGCTCTCTGACAAGCTTCAATTCTGGCGGGCAATGCGACCTGATGAATGGACAATGGACGAGCTTATACAGGATGCCCAGCAGCTTGAAGCTCTGCTACCCAACAACCCAACAGACTAAACCATAACCCACCCCAGCCAATAAGAGGGAATAGAGATGATAAGCGCGAGCATAGAAATTGAATTCTTGGCGGGAGCAAACATAACCGAGGCGGTAGAAGATGCGGCTAAATTCGCGGATAGCCTTGGCATTGCCTATGTTAAGTTTGACTTTAACGGCGTGAGTTGCAGAATAAGCGCAAGAGCGGCAGTATTTACTAGTGACCAAGTTTTTGAGAGATACCAAAAAGCCTTACGTGGCGACAAGTTTTTGATAATTTAATGAATAAGAGGGGAATAGCATGAGCAATACTGAAGAAATGTTAAAGAAATTATCTGCTCCTTTGGATATATCTCAGATCGATTTCAGGCTGCAACAGGTAAATAAGGGTGGTTATGCAACTATTCTAGCCTACAAGGATGCCCGCGTAGACATGCAGCGCCTTGACCAAGTGGTAGGGCCGCTAAACTGGAAGCGCGAACACACACGGGATAACCACAACTGCGTGGTGTCCATCTGGTGCGAAGAAAAGCAACAGTGGATCAGTAAGGAGGACACAGGCACAGAATCAAATACAGAGGCTCAGAAGGGGCTTGCAAGCGATTCATTCAAGCGGGCCTGCTTCAATTGGGGAATTGGTCGGGAGCTGTACGACTTCCCTGCGATTCAGGTCAAGCTCAATGACGATGAGTGGGAAATTAAGAACGACCGAGCCTATGCCACATGGAAGCTAAAAATCAGGGAATGGAAGTGGGCGATTATGCGCGCCGATAACGGCGAGCTAGTCTTGCTGGCGGCGCGCGATCCAGAGGGCAAGATTCGGTTTAAGTACGATATTCGGGCTGAAAAGAATGGCGATTGAGGCTCAAGCATCAGACTTTGACGAAGATGCGCCGGACACCGGCAATCCGCTAGTGGCCCACAATGCCGTGGCTAGGGATAACCTATCCTTGATAGTGGCCATAAAAGAGGCTCTTTTGGCTGAAGATTACGTTGATGCCGTCGAGCTTTGGTATTCGACGCCAGACCATGTGAAGCACGCTTTATGGGTTGCCCCTAGTCGCGGCGGCCTTTTTACCACAAAAGAAAGGGAGATACTAAAGTCTGACGAGCTAGCGAGGATACGAGATGGAAAAGAAGCTGGAGAATTTAACCCAAGAGAGGGTCAAGAAGCTAATAAAATACGATCCTGAAACCGGGTCATTTATTAGGATTAGATCATCCATAACACCGCTAATTGGAAAGCCTTGCGGATGGAATTACAACGGGTACAGGTACATAAAGATTGACGGTCGCGATTACAAGGCCCATAGGCTTGCATTTTTAATAATGAATGGGGAGTTCCCCAATGGCTTTATTGACCACATTAACGGACATAGAAGCGATAACAGGTGGGAGAATCTACGGGAGGTGTCGGCGCAAGAAAACGCCATGAACCAGAGAGTTTATAGGAACAACACGTCCGGCGTGATGGGGGTCAAATACAAAAAGGCAACAGGGAGGTGGGAAGTATATATAGGGAGCAAGCCAAGGAAATACTTGGGCAGCTCTAAAGACTGGTTTGAGGCGGTTTGCATTAGGAAGTCTGGAGAGATTAAGAATGGGTATTGCACGAATCATGGTAATTTTAAACTCAAGGAGAAAAACCAATGAGCAAGATTGGCGTAAAACTGAAGATCGACGTATCGAAGATTGACAAGGCGCTGCTGTTCCGTGGCGAGAAAGGCACATACCTGGATGCGACTGTATTCGTGGATATGGGGCAGGGGGATCAGTACGGCAACAACGGGATGATTACCCAAGATGTAAAGAAAGAGGACAGGGAGTCTGGGAAGAATGGCCCGATCCTTGGTAACTGCAAAGTGTTCTGGCGAGAGGGAGCGCAGGGCAATCAGCCGCCGCAGACGCAAGGTCAGGCACCTGCTGACAATTGGGGCGATGATATAGATTTTTAACCACCCGGCCAAGGATGGCTATCAACTGAGGGCATGACATGAGCACGAAAGAACTAGCACCAACTGACAACGGCGTGAAAGAGGCAGATTTCTGGTGCAAGAAATACAATGACGGCGAGATTGACCTTAATGAGCTGGTTTGCAATCTATGGAATACGGCCTTGGCGATAGGCAGAAAAGAGTCGGTCGATCTTATCAACAAGATGAACGCGGAAGCCCCAAGCCTAGACAGCGACAAGCCCAGTATTGACGATTTAGTGCCAATTGCCGACATTGACTATAATGGTTATGAGCCTGATTGGCGCATGAACTGGAGGGAAGGCTGCGATATTGCAATGCTTGGGAAAGGCACAACGCTCTATGCCTGCCCAAAGGGATATACTGACCCCGATAAAACATATGCATAAAATGGACAAGTGCATGTGGTGCGACAAGAAAGCAGTGAGCTACTGCGATCACCTGATTGGCTGTGAGGCTGTTGGATGTGTGCGTGATTCGCGAGGCAAAGTAACTGTTATGATGACAAGCCTTGAGGAAGGCGTTAAAGCTTGGACTTGTGACGCGCCCATGTGTGAAGATCATGCAAAAGCTATCGGGATGCTGTGCGGGGAAAATCCAGACACTATTGATTACTGCCCGTACCATGCAGATTGCAATGAGCAAAACCACGACACCCTTGTGATATTCCCGCGCGAAGAACCGGCTATACGGCGCGAGCTTTATGCAGCCATTCGGCGGTCGATAATAAAACAAAACAACTATCAATAACGCGATATCCATTTAATAAATCTATTTAACAATGACAACAGCCTGTTGCACTATAGAGCCTCAAGCAACGGAGGGAATTATGGACGCACTAACAATCTGCCAACAGAAATACGACAACATGCAGCCGCCTGAATTTACTATCAGCGCGGGCGACAGCGGCACACTGAAGGGCGATGACATAGGCTACTGGCCTGAAAGCCTGAAGGTCAAGTATCTGATCGTGGATACCTCAGATGAAACTGAATCCTCATGGGATGTCGAGATTGAATCGGCCATGATCGGAGAGTTTGACATGCTCGAAGCCCTGCACGATGGGGCTAAGGATCAGATGAAAAACGATGTTTATGTTTATCTTGTTGATTGTTTAGGGTAGGGGGTGGATTGTGAGCGATGCAGACGTTGGTTTAAGTAACCCGCACACAAAGCAATTTGCTGATCGACTTCAATACGCATGGGGTAGGGTTAAAGCGCTTGAGAACGAACTGGCAGAGCTTAAGTGCCGCCCACAAGCAGTACCGGCGGGCTATGAGTTGGTGCCGAATGTCTTAATCGAGATATTGAGACACGCATCAAAAAGCCACATAGAAACCGGCACAGTTTCATTTGGAGACATGAATGGCATTGCTCTGATTTTAGACGAGCTATCAGCAGCCAAGGAGCAACCATGAAAGACGCATACTACAGAGTAATCCTGCCTAACGGCACAATGTCTGGCCTTACTTCCAAAGTATCAGCAGAGGCTATTGCAGCCACCCATAACGGCACTGTAGCGGTCTCTGACAGCGCGTTCTTTGACATGAAGGGAAGAGAGTACAGGGGCGAATATCCAACGGTTGAGCAGGTCTTAGAGAGGGCTACAGCATGATTGATATGGAACAGGTAAAGCGCGACATTGACGTATTCTTGCAAACAAAGCAAATCGAGCAAGTGCCACGCGGCGCGATGAAACGACCAGAACTGGCCCACGAGCTACCTTGGACGCATGAGGACAGACGGCACAGCTTCACGATCAGCAAAAAACGTGATTTATACCGACCACCAGTAAACGATGATGGGGAGCCCGATGTATGAGTGAGACTAAATTTACACCGGGCCCGTGGAGGCTGGAAATTAAGGATCATGGGGATTGGCTTAAATCGGCGCAGGTTTATAACGCGCATGGTTTTATGGCGTCAAGCGCAATCATTAAGGTGGAAGAAAGCAGGCAAGATGGCGAGAGCTGGCTAGAAATGCAAGAAAGAATACGCCCAGCCCAAGCGCGCGCTCAGGAAGAATCAATAGCTAATATGCGTTTATTTGCCGCAGCGCCTGACCTATACGCGGCACTCGACACAATGGCGAAGGCCTACCGCCACGAACACGGCCTGGAAGGGGCTTATGATCCCTGTATAACACAAGCTGAGGCGGCACTTAAGAAAGCGAGGGGAGAATGATGCGTGAGATTAAGTTTAGAGCTTGGGATAAAGCTTGCGGCGGAATGGTAGTCGCCCCTTGGAAATTGTATTTAAACGGAGGAGTTTCTATAGACGGGACTTGGGCCACTGCTGACGTGGTGTTGATGCAATACACCGGCCTGACAGATCGGAATGGAAAGGAGATTTATGAGGGGGATATTGTTAAAAACGAAAGCGGGCTGCCAATATCTGAAGTTCGGTATTCGGTTGATCTTGCGAGATTCATGCTGTTCAGGGGATTTAATGGGTGGTCATTAAGCGGCGTTGAGTCGGTACAGGTAATCGGCAACATCTACGAAAATCCCGATCTATTGGAGACCAGCGAATGACACAAACCGATCTGATTAAATCCGCGCTCGATAAGCTGGAAGTAGCCCCGCAGTTTTCAGTATCAACGGACAATCCCCGATCCACATCAAACATGATGCACCGATATGCACGCGAGCAAGGTATCAAGATTCGCACGTTTGCCGCTGGTGATAAAGTGGTTGCAGTGCGGGTGGATTAGTTATCGTTCTGGCGATATTGATAGATTAAAACTAATTGCAATGATGTTTGCTTTTGCTAAATTAGAGGCACATAACAACAGAGGGAATTACCATGAAAGAATCACACAAAATGCTTATTTGCTGCGCTATGGCTATCATCTGCGGCCTGTGCTTGGCGGGAGGTCTGTGATGGACAAATGGCGCGATCCGACAATAAAGACTGACGATGAGCATATTCTGTTCGCCGGTCAGCGTAAGGGCAACAGCAAGCGGGCGCTGGTTGTTACGGTAATCTGCGTACTGCTTTGGATTGGGATGATTTGGGTTAATCAAGGGGGTGGGGTGTGAGTGATGCGATTAGTAAGGCGATTGCGATTTCTGAAGAGCTAAAGCAAGCGAACAAAGTGCCAGCCAATTACGACCCTGACGGGTGGAATGCACAAACATGCAGCTTAGTGCGTCGCGCAAGCGAAGCAATTGATTCCCTTCTCGACCTGCAACACGCTGGGCAGGGGGAGGCTGTTACAGCAGAACAGGTGATAGAGCAGACTGGGACAGTTCTGTGCGGAAGCAAATCAAACTGGTCTGAGGCCGTCCCCGTTGAAAGCCTTGAAGATTACTTCACTGCAAACAAGCTCTACACCCACCCACAGCCAGCAGTGCCGGACGGGGAGATTATTGCGTTGCTCGGAGTTATGTGCGGCTGGTTTGAATATTTGACACGGATTGCTGGATGGACATCTGAAAATGCACCCGCCGCATTTGCCGGTTACAGAAAATCAAAAGCAGCCCTGCTATCAGCAGCCAAGGAGGAGTGATGGCAACGGTTAGGATTTTAGAGAGGCGTAATTCCCAAGATTGCGGCTGTCCAGAAGAGCACATAGAGATACACGGCTTTGCCGAAGCGATCCTACACATGGAGCCTGACGGATCAGGCGAAGCATTTATAGATTTTGGGGATACGCAGGAAGAAAAGGAATTTCAATGCACGGACATCGATGACCTGCGACGAAAGGTGGTCGATTACATTACCTCATTAGAGATGGTTGATTGATTGGCGCACAAGCGCAGGAGTCGTGATGAACATAGCAAAAGAACGACATATGGCAATAATCGGGATGCTGATCCTTTCAGCATTTGGAGCATGGGCTGATTACGCAGACGCCCAACAGCGATACTGGATCGCCCCGCCGAAGGTGGTGTATGAGCTTGCCGGTAGTCCTCTGACCGAGGAGCAATACGTGTTCGGCATCAAATATGCGGCATGGTCTCTGTCCCAACGGTTGAACGTGAATATAACCGTACTCGGCGCAGGAACGAACGGCAATGGGATAATTCACCACGCGTGGAAGCCTACGCTTAACATGCCGGGTGGTGATATTTTCGCCCACGGAGTAACGAACAGCACTTACTACCCAAGCGATAATTCGATGCTGAAGGCTGACATATCCTATAACCGAGACTTGGTGACAGCGTTTGACGATCACTTTGCCCGCGTCATGGTGCATGAGATGGCTCACGCTATGGGCTTTGACGGGCATTCAGACGACCCGAACGATGTGATGTTTTGGAGCGCCGACGAGCACAGTCGTTATGCCTTGACCGCTAACGACGTGATGCAGTTTGATAATCGGTATATTAAATCAATCTGTCACGCTGAAATGACGCCAGACTTAGACGTGTACGTTCCGGCAATAGGCGGGTATGGTGTTATGCTTCGCCGTGTGGACGATACGGCATGGCGAATAGGGTATGTGCATGATTCTGGCTATCATTGCTCAGGATCGATTACAGACGCCCCTGCGGGTGCCGGATACGATTACGATGTAGTGATAGACGAGATACGCAGTTTTGAGCAGTCGTACAGTAACGTGCGGCTAAAGATGGTTGGTGATGTTCTGACTTTGGTGGAGTGAGATATGAGTGCTAATAAAAGAGTGTTCGTATTGTTTGCAGAAGAAAGCTATGCCGCTCCGAGCATTGTTGGAATTTATGCTTCGGAAGGTTCTGCAAACGAAAAGAAAAGAGCCTTGGAATTGGCGCAAGAAGCACAGCCGGACGAGATAGAATTTGATAGCGACGATGATTGGATGCAGGCTTTTGATGGGTGGAAAGAATCCAATAAGGAAATATTCGACTGGCTTTATTGGGACAGTTTCAGGGTTGCCGAATTTGAGGTAGAGGGGAAATGACCGGCGCATTCACAGAGCTTGCACAACAGATCGCGCAAATCGCAAAAGAGCGGCACGTTGCCCAATCAACCATGCGCGAGTGCATTAGACTGATTGACGAGCATGTGGCGTCAGATGATGGGGATGCTGACCTGTTGTTGGCTGAGATTAAGATACGGTTGCGGGATGGTTTGGAGGGTAGAGGATGAGCGCATCAGAAATTAAGAAGATACAAGTCCAGATCACAGAATGCCGGTCAATGATTCAAAAGTACCGAGACATAGCCAAGGAAGCGTCCGAGTCGGTAGACCTTGAGAAGATCAAACTAGAACGCCTTGAGGCTGAGTTGAAGCGGCTTGAGCAATCGGGCAAACAACCAAAGGTAACGGAACATGCAATCATTCGCTATGTCGAGCGCGTATACGGCATTAGCCAACAGGAGCTTACAGATTCAATCATCGGGAACTATGGGGAGGCAATCAGGCAAATACAGAACGGCGAAATCAAGACGGCTGGCGGCTATACGCTGCGAGTCAAAAACAGTGTAGTGGTTACAATTATTTAACTGGAGATTATCATGCTTAGACTTGAATATACTTTGATTGGTTTTATTTTCGTAATGATGGGAGTTACAGAAATCCTTGAGGCGATTATTGAGCCAGTTTCTAATTGGGGGATTTTTGGCGGGGTTATCTCCTTGTCTATCGGCGCGCCTATGGTATGGCGTGGTTTGTTTGGTGACGTTAAGTCCTACTTTCAGGGCAGGATTGACAACGACCAGCCGGTAATTACGGCTTCATTTAGCCGTCGGAAATAACGCAATTAGGAGGTTATTGTTATGGATGTATTCCTGTTAATAGCGCCAAACATTTGCGCGATCTTGCTAACGATAATTGTCTGCCTGACTGCAAGGGATTGGCTTGACGCATGGCATCGGGAGTACATCCAGCGGCTAAAGCGCAGAGATGCGGAATTGCAGATCATGCTGCATTGGGTGGTTACTGGATTGCCAGCTACTGACCACACCCCAACGACTCAGCCAAAGTAACGACATCATCAACGGTCAGCCTTTGGGCCAGCTCACTGTCAGACAGCCACAGAGCGCGCCCACGGGCTTCCGTTTTGGTGAAGGTGCCGATTATCGAGAAGTCGCCGCAGCCTGCAACGGCACCGCGAGGGACGCCATTAGAGGCACACGAAACCATAAATAGAGCCAATATACAGATTGTAATCTTTTTCATGAAAACCACCCTTTAACAGTTTGATAGGTGCGCACGGCGCGATACATCGCCCGCCGCTGAGTAAATCGAACGTCCAGCACACGCATAGCCTCCAAAAATACCGCATCGGCTTCGACCTGTGATATACCCAGCTCGACCTTATGCACGCACAGATAATCGTGCAGCACGGCAGCGGGGATGTGCGGGCCGTTCACCTGGATGACGGACTGCAAAAACCACGGGATACTTGCGAAGTCTGTTTCAAATCCGACCGGCACAGTAAACGCGCGCCCCAGCTTTGCAGAATAAAACTCCAGCGGCTTGCTGATCTGGAACAGCTCGGCACCGATTGGCCGCTTTGTCCATACGGCATCTGATATGAAATGCGCTTTCACAACATCACCCGATGCTTAATCCACCCAAACACAAAATCCTCATTCGGCGCGTGATGCTCCACCGCTGTGATTATCAGGTGATGACCCTGCATCACATTCAACGCCGTAGCCAGCACCGCCTCTCCGCCCTGCGTGCGCCGGTGCCGCATGAAATCAGACAGCGCGCCCAGTGTTGCCGGTCCGATATTGCCGTCCTCTTTTATGTCGCGGTACAGTCGTTCGCGCTGGTTCATCCGGTTCAGGCAGATTTGCAGCCACCTGGATGCAGTCGCAACACCTGATAGCACGCCGCTATCCAGCAGCTCAACACCCACGCTCGGCGCGACATCGTGAACCTTATCAAAATTCGGCCTGCGCCAGTATTCAGACAGATAAATCGCCTCAGCCTGCGCAGTAGTCAGATCCCGCATGTCGCCCTGATAGCCATTAGCCCGCGCCACGCGCTCGGTGACGCCGTATTTCGTCGGGCCGCCACGGTCTGAGGCGTGATCGACGAACCCGCCCTCGGTGCGGATCAGGTCGGCTATGATCTCGGCTGGTGTTCGCACGTCAATTGCTCCAAAGTGGATATTCTGTCGCGCAGCTCGGTGATAATGCGGTCGCGTGCGTCCAGCCTGGAATTGTGCTCGGCACATATTTGCGTGATCCGCTCCTCGCAGAATTTGCGCTCAGCCAGCTGACCGTCCTCCAGCATCTGCACCCGCTGAAGCAGGTGAGCGGTCAGCGCCGTGCGCTCATCCACGCTGATACGTTTAAGGCCTACCTTTGCATTGAGAAGCGCGAGCCCCAACGTAAAAAGGCTGCCGGACACGGCTGTGCCGACGTATTTCATCCACTCGGGCAAGCTGTCAAACATAGCTGCGCGCTCCATCTAAAATTTCTCCAATTTTATCACGACATTAAAGCTCATTCTGTGACCCTTTGCGCAAAAACACGATACGGATTATTCGGCGCTTTGGCCTGCCCGTTTTCGTCCGTCACAAACCATTGCGATATATCATCCAAAGCCGCCTGCACCTGCGGATTGTCCGACGCCTGAGCCAGAGCTAACAGGTTATGTGGTGTAATCAGATTGGCATGGATGTACGGCACGCCTTGATCATCAGTGATTGGTTCGGTGATCGCAAACCCGTCCTCGTCAGTCTCGCCCGTTGGCACACGGATTTCTCCGATGTAGTCTAGATATCCGCCGCCTGTTGCTACCCCGTCACTCAGCACACCCAGCGCCTCACCGAGCATCAGCAGAGATTCATAGTCTGTTGTGCGCAGGTGGTAGGTTTTCATTGTGACAGCCTCTGCAATGTGGCGTTGCTCAGTCTGCGGGGGTAGTAGGTGATGCGGGCTATTGTGCCGTTCCAGTAATTAGAAGCGTTGCCCGTTATTGGCGCGCCAATAATCAGCCGGTCAATTCCAGATGGCACCGAGCCACTAGAATCAGCAGTTGCAGCCTGCCCATTGGACGATTGCGCAAAATCATTCGCCTTATATGAGGCAGCCACTTTGCCGACAGTGCCATCAGGGAATCCATTTGCTGCGGTTATGTTTGCCTGAGTCGCGCCACCGTCTAAAACTATAAATCCGCTTTCAAGGGACGACCCTCGATAAATCTCGATTAGATTATTTGTTGTTCCGTCGCTGACTTCGGCAATAACGGGGAATCCTCCCGCCACCTGATCACCAATCCCCTCAACAACAAACGTCCCCTCATCCTGATTATAAAAATCACTGAACGCACTGCCGGTTATTTGAGCTGAGTCGGCGAGGCGCGTAACCTGTGAGCCAGCAGTGGGGATGTAGGAGGATGCGCGGGAGCCGGTTTCTAGTTGAGCGCCCCATATTAGAACGCTGCCGTAGCAGTCAGGGTCTAATGAGCCATCGGCTGCAATTGCTCCCAAGTTTACGTCGCAGGCGGTGCCGCCATCCCTTAGCAGGCCAGAAAGCTCAAGTCTCTGCCAATCAGAAGTCAGCTCTACTTTTTGGCTTATCCCAGTATTGAACGCATCTGCATTTGTCGTCGTAGCCCTTATATGAGTAGCAGAACCCGTAGCAGCGGATTTTACGAATAAACTGAAGTCGCCCACTGTGGCAGAAGGGAAAGCTGTGCGCTGGAAAATACTGCCCTTAGATGCGGAAAAAGTTATCTCTGATGCGGAAAGGCTGCCATCGGGGGATATTGCTGCGGCGGGCGTGATAGGCACTCCGGAACTATTTGTCCAAACCACAGTGGTGAAGTCCTCAGAGGACAGTATTAGATTCGTCCCAGCCGCCTCAACCCGCAATCCCAGCGACTCGCCGGTCAGTGGATCGTGGTCGAATACTGGCTCGCCGGAGGCGGCAAACTGGCCGACGCCGTTCTCGTCGAAGTACATGCCGGATGAACTTGCGCGTGCAAACGTAACCAGCCCGCCTAGCTCTTTCCAGATGGAAAATTTAAGGTCTAGCGTTGCCTGACTGTCTGGACGCGTCCAGCTCAGATAATTAACGGGAGGAAGGATCATAGCAGCCCCTGCAATCGAACCTCGCCACGAGCGCCGGATGTTGAGCCTTGACCGCCGCCACCACCGGGAGCGACACCGTTTTCGCCATTGGCACCGCCATTGCCCCCGAACACGGAAGTGCCAGCGACGTTACCGCCACCAGCGCCGCCCCATACGGAGCTGCCTCCATCAGTGCCACCACCAGCGCCGCCCCAAGCAGTCGAGCCACCTGTCGCACCTCCGCCAACGCCACCGCCGTAGCCAGCGTTGTCGTTATTGTCAGAAAGAGGACGCCCAGGGGACGCAGACGCGCCACCGGCAGACAAAGCTCCACCACCAGAACCACTAGCGCCGTCAGCGCCGCCACCGCCGCCGTAAGCAGTGATAAGCGATCCGATACTTGAGTTTCCACCAGCAGTATTAACAGCACCGCCAGCACCGACAGCAATAGTCTCGGATGTTCCAAAGTCACCGTGAGGAATATCAGCAGCCACACATGCGCCACCACCACCAGAGGCAGGTGTTCCAGTAGCGTTCCCGCCGCCGCCGCCACCCCACAAGATTGATTTAATAGCATTGTAACCGGGTGGAGTGATGAACGATCCAGAAGCTGTAAAGGTGACGCTAAACGCATTGAGCACGATAGACTCGAAAGCGTCCTCGTCTGCATTCAGTTTAATCAGTCGAGCCTCGCCGGGATACATGACAAACGACGTAAGCCCGTCAATGGTTTCAGAGCCTGAAGGATCAAGCGTAATAGCGCCTGTCCCCACGTTTTGGAGATAGACGAAAAAGCCAGACCCCACGGCAGACGCGCTTGAGAATGTCTGCGTGAAGGTTCCAGTGTACTGAAGTATTTTGCCAACATCCCCTGCATCAATTGGCGTGTTGCTTGTTCGCTCCTCGGTCGCAAGGGTTCCAATAGCAGCCCAATCCGCAGTAATCCCTGGCTCAGATGCTGTAATGTCGGCAAGGTTATTCAGCAGCCGCCATATTCGATTTACGTGACGAACAGAGATGCCAGCAGTAGCCGCCCCTGTTTGATCGTCCCAATCGCCGACAAAGTTTGCCGCAGCGGTAGCAGCCTGAGATGAGCTGTAAGCCGTTTGGCCGGACTCAAAAGCGGAGTCAGCGTTGAACTTGACGTTAGTGCCTAGCGCATTCATTTGTGTAGTGAACGGGCCAAGCGCAGTAGACCAAGCCAAGGCAGCAATCTCAAACTGAGCAGGCGTCTGCGTGAACCTGTTAGGCGTAGTAGGCAGGCTATCTACTGAAGTTGGTGATACGGGAGTGTCAGCCATTAGATCAAGCCCTCGATTCTGATAACAAGCTCGCTCAGAGCCGGATTAGCAATCATTATATCAAACCTATCGTAATAACCGTAGATGATCGTGCCATCTCGGTTTTCATCTGCCGCCCATATTGCAGGAGTAGCGCGGTAATCTGCGAGTATCCTTTTCACGTTACTGAACGCTGAGTTAGGAACGGCAACCGGAACATCGGCCACGTCTCTGTACGGGCCTTGTGAGATAGTCGCTTGGCCTCCCGTCACTTCCTTAGTTGAATAGTCAATAATTGAGAAGTTAGCGCCATAGGTCGATTCACCCAATTGGCGCGAATAGCCAAACTTCAAAATGCCAGCAGACACAGCACCATCACCGATGAATTCAACAGTAAATTCTGCGCCTACATTTGGAGGTATTCCATCAACGTACAGATTGGACTTTCTATCAACAGGCTCAAACAGATACGGCCACCACCCAGCCTCTGAAATAGGCGCAACCATTGAGAATGTTTCGTCAAAAATAATCCCCTCTACAGGATCATCGACCGTGATAGCAATCGAGCCTGCATTGGCATTCATTATCCCAACGCCTGTGACGTTTGAATCAGGCGTGACCACATATTCAAAGCCATCGTTCTGTGAGGTTACATCTTGAACGATAGAGTTAAAAAGCTTCCAGCGATTAGTCGAGCCTAGATCAGTCCAGTTAGTGCCGTCATCCGTGGTTGGGTCAACGGACGAATCCCCACCAGATGCGACAGCATAGACCTTGTGAGTCGCCTCCGAGGCACCTTCAGCGGTAGTCGTAACCATCCGTTCAACGCCAGCAGACAATCCACCTGCGCCGTCCCATTCGGTCGCGTCATCTTCTGGAACGGTTGATGAATCCAGAATGGCGTCAGTCATTGTGATTGGCTGTATTAGCTTCATGCAGCACGCTCCGGTGGCAAGCCTATCTTGTCCCAATTATCAATAATCTCGTTCGTGCGCTTGATATACAGGGCCATTTGCATAGTAAGGGTTTCCATCTTTCCAGATACGCCTGCAATCTTGCCAGCCATACTATCCATAGAATCGGCTTGTGACTTGGTCAACACCCTTTCGCCTGAATGAAGCTCAGCGCGGTAGCCGTCATAAGGCACACGGTTAAGGCCGTCAGCGTGAGAGCCGTCTAGCCCCAAAAGCGCAAGCCTCTGTTGCGGATCGCCAAACAGGGTAAACCCGCCATAAGGAACATCCGTTCTAGTGTTGTTTACAGCCATTTTGCCGCGCGCCAAAACAGCGTCAATCTCAGACTGCAAAAGCCCGGTGAAATTTGCTATAGCCTCAGAGGTAAGCCCGCGCTCTGCATACTGCTGGAATGACAGGAAGGCGCGCTTAACGCTGTCCAATTCACTAAGGCCAGAGTCATAAGCAGCTACAACAGCCTCAGCAGCCTTCTTCTGCGCTTCCTGCATCTTGGTAAGCTCTGGCCCTGCTTCTTTTGCCATTTTTTCCATAGAGCCTGTCAGCAGCTTCACAGCTTCTTCCACGCTTGACGCAGCTTTGGCGGATTTAAGCAACTCCTCATCAAGCCCTGTGACGTGGTTAAGAAGCTCGCCCGTGAACATTGTCAACATCTGCTCAATGTCTTGCGCCGTTGTCATGCCGCCACGACCAAGGAATGTTCCCTGCGATCCTGCTTGGCCTTCTATGCCGACACCTGAAAGAGTCGCGCCGGAAAGGTCAATATTGCCGCCAGCGGCCCTGACAGCCTCGGTTATCATGGCGTCTACTTGGCGGAATCGCTCTATTTCTGCAAGCGCCTGCTGTTGTGAAGCCCTGTGAGCGACACCTGTTGCCCTGAATCCAGACGCGAAAGTTCCAGCATCGAACATCATTCCAGCCGCGCCCGCAGTTGGGGCAGTTAGCAATCCAGCGAATGATCGCTTGTACTGATCCGGGTCAGAGAAGTGCTTAGCTGCGCCAATAGCGGTTATGCCAAGCGCAGCCCACCCCAAGGGGCTGACATTGCCAAGACTGAAACCCCCGCCGCCTTGAGTCGGAACGCCTGTAGACCAATCTGCGCCAGCGCCTATCCCTCCGCTAGAGCCGCCACCAGAAAACAGACCGCCCAACGACCCAAGCAGTCCTCCACCAGAGCCGCCACCACCAAAATTAAACCCGCCACCAGACGGAGTAATGCCAAAAAGGTTCAAAGCCTTCAGTGCCAGCCACTCAGCCGCGATACGTTTTGCAGTAGCCACCGCAATATCACCCAATCGCTCAAACGCTGACCCGCCGTTGTCGGCAATGTCCAGTATGGTGTTGGTGACAAACTCGTGTGTTCGCTCCCAATTCCTTTGGGAAACTCTAGCCGCTTCTTCCTCTGCACGCTCCCTGCGCTTTGCACCATCCTCGGATACGGCAGTCCAGAAATCAACAGCCTTGGAATTATCGTCAACAGCATCCTTGACGCCCTGCATTCGCCATTCTGTCTCAGCCAGCATGGGGATAAAGTCAGAGTAGCTGGATTTAACTGTGGACAGAGAGCCAATCAGCTTATCTATTGCCTCGCGCTTTTGCTCAGTAGTCTGGAACGACAACTTCATGACATTTGTTAGCAGCTTGACTTCACGGATATTGCGCTTGGTCTCCTCAGTGCTTTCTTTAAGCTCCTGCTGATTCTCCTGCTCCAGCTCGTTTGCCTTAGCCAATACTGAATTCATCAGCATTTGCCCCATTGTCATTCCTTCTGTCAATTGGGCGCGGCGCTGCGCCTGCCTAGCGTTCTCGCCAAGCAGGTCATTAGCCATTTGAATAAGTTCGGCGTTATTAGTCACCGTGAGATTTTCGGCAAGCTGAATCTGTATCAGCTCTCGTTTATCCACAACAAGTGCTGCCACAGCATCTCTGACCCGCTTCAGCATCATTTCGTGCCGCTCAAGGTCTGTTTTCCCACCACTAACAGCATCGTTAAAGGCAATTTGGAATTTTGTCGCTTCTTCAGTTTCCCTTGTGAAGCCCACAATAAACTCTGTCACAGAAACTATCGCGCTACCGAATGCGCTTGTAGCGCCCTTGACCGTTTCGCTAGAGCCAACGAATTCCAGAAGGTTGTTTTTGGCTACCTCCATGTTCTGCCCGAACGTGGCCGACATTTTGCTGAAAGTTTGGTCTATTTCGCCAGAAGCCTGCTGCAATGCCTTGACCACGATTTCTGAAGTTATGCCGCCTTCGGCAGCAAATGCGCGCAATTCGCCCCTAGTCATCTTCAGGGAGTCGGCAATAGCCTGCATCAAGATCGGGGATTGCTCAGATACCGAGTTAAATTCTTCGCCGCGTAGTGCGCCAGCCGCCAATCCCTGAGAAAGCTGCGTAATGGCGTTAGCGGCCTCTTGAGAGGTAGCCCCGGAGACTGCAAATGACTTGTTTATGGTCTCAGTAAGTGCAATTAGCTCTATTTGAGTCAAATTCATTGACTCTGTAGACCTTGCAAGCCTTGTATACAGATTTGCAGTGGACTCAAAGCCTGATCTTGACCTATTCGCCGATTCCATCAGCAAATTTTGAGTGTGAGTCAGGTCTTCAGTCTCTTTTTGGACGGTTTTTAGCTGGTTTGTGACGTTTTGCCACGCATCGGCGTACCTAACAACCTCCCTAATGGCTAAAGCAGCAGCAACAGCGCCAATGGCGCTCTGAATTTTGTTCAGAGATTTTTTTACGCCAGCGCCCATATCCATAAATCGCTGGTCTATGCGTTTTGTGCTTTTATCAATCGTAGCAGTGCCCGCCTGCACAGATTTCTCAGCCTTTGCAAGCTCGCGCCGGAGTCCTTCCGTCGTGGCGTCTATCCTTAATAGTAAGTCTGCTACGTCAGTCGCCATAAACTCGTGTCTCCGGCCTCTGGATGATGCTGGTCAAAAGGCCCGTCATGGGCTTTGGTTTTTCCTTCTCCGGAGCCGCGCCCGGCGTGGTCATCCTTACCCACTTAATCTTAGCCTCAAGCGCCGTGTTGATCTCCGGCACCGTGGCGTTCCATGCCTCGCTTGGCGACCACCCTAGCCAGCCGGTAGCTATTCCAAAAAGATGCTCTAAATACGCATCCTCTGATAGCGGTTCGCTTACTCCGGCCTGTGCTTTTTTGGCTCGTCACTTCCCTTTGGATTCATCAAGGCAGTAACGAACGGAACTACCTGCTCGGTAGCGTCTGCAATCCCTTGGTTATAGACTGCCTGTTCAATATCCTGCATCTGAGCAGGCTTTGCGTTACAACCAGCAGCGACGATCAGAGCAATGTTTTCAACATTCAACTGACCTACCGCTTCCAAAGCTCCGCGCAAACCACCAAAGCGGGCCTGTATTTTCTTCATTGCTAAAAGGCTGGGGCGCAGCTCGTACTGCTCCCCATCCAGATCAACGGTAATAACTCCGTGATTCAAGCTCATGAACGAATCTCCACAACAAAGCCAGTGTTGTTAGTCAGCATGAATTCAACGGTTGCAACATCTTCATTTGCACCGCCTGGAAACGGATCGTTACCCACCAGACCAGACCAGTAAACAGTCGTCGGGTTGGTAGCATCGTCATTGTAAACAAGTTTGAAATTGTAGTTTGACTGCTGGGAAACCAGAGCAGCAGCGCGAAGGGCTACTTGTCCGGCATCTTCAGGATCATAACCACACGTCAAAGTAATGTTCTGACCGGCGCGGGTAGTTTTCAACTGGCGCTCACGGGCATCAGTCAGGGCCGCAAACGATGTGAAGTTTTGAGTATCTACCAGATCGCTGATTGTCTGAGCTTCGCCAATCTCGGTATAAGTATCAGCCTCGTAGCTCGTCAGGTCATCAGCAGCAGCGGTAGTGCCGATATAGATTTTGGCATTAGCCATAGTGAATACAGACATTTTGCACCTCCTAGATGCTGTTAATGCTCAATAAGAGCTGAAAGCCGTAATTGGCCCATATACGTTACACCGTCTGGCTCCCTGTTGGTTTTCTTCGTCATTACCAGCAGTTGTGCCACACGGCCTGCGCTCAAGGTCAGCGTCTTTTGATGCAAGGCAGTATCTATCGCCGCCATGATCTCTAACACTTCCTTTTGCCCCCTGTAGTCTGACCAGACGGCAAAGTACATCATCTTCCGTGTCTTGCGGTCACTTATGTAATCCGCGTTTAAATCGTCCTGAAAATCAATAGTCACATATGGATACGTCGCATCTTGCGGCACAGAGTCATAGACCGGAACCGACAAAGCCGCGTCAAGCGCAGTGTAAATAGCAGTCTGGAATTCAACTGATCTATCGGTCATAGCGACTGCGCCTTTTTGATCGCACCTTCAATAACCTTGTTAACCCGATTGATTATACCATCTTTTTCACGATCCCACGCAGGCTGTAAAAAAGGTCTTGCAGGCATGGCTGGAATATCAGCAGACCGGCCAAAAGTATTATCGCCATTTGACAGCACTTTCTTTGATCCACCTTCAACCGATACTTTATGGCCCTTCGTTCCAAACTCAATAAACCGAGCATAAAAACCTTCCCGCTTGGCCTTCTTGGTTCGCAAGCCTACCTCACCCCTTAAACCATTAGCCGCCACATGAGCTGTAATCAAGTCCTCAAGGTTGCCAGTATCTCTAGGCACGCCCATGATTACCTCTTTATGCAGCTTGTTCACAGCGTCCTGCATGGCCGGTTTAATATCTGAATCGGTCTGAGTCAGAATACGGCGCATCTTTATGCGGGCGCGGGTGCTTGTGAATGATGAGGGCATTACTGTGTCACGCCTCGCTCTGCTTCGATTTCCATATACATGCTCCGATAACCTCTCGTTGCAATGTAGCGTATGTTGTAAGTAGCACCATTCCAGACTATTCGGTCTGAATCCTTTAAGTCTGATCTGTAGCGAATCACAAACAGGTACTTGGCCGGAGCCTCTACCCTGTCGTGCGTTCCAATCTCTTTGCCTGATCTTGGCCTAACATGAGCGAACAGGTCGGCAGCTACATCAGTAAGTGTGACCGTATCGCCGCCCATGCCGTCAGACGTTCTGACTTCGCGCTTGATCGTGATTAACTGGTCAAGCTCCCCGGCACGATACGTCATAGACCGTACTTCCTGTACTTGTTCAGCAATTGAGCGACAGAGAACTGAACCTCAGTAGATGATACGCCCGAACCAATAACCACCGCACCGCGAACATCGTAGAAGTGGGTGATCAGCAGATTCATAGCCTGGATCACTGCTTTAGGCGTCGAATGGCTATTGCCCGTCCCCGTTTCTCCAAACCCGGCGCGATAAACAACCGTCACAGAATTGGCTATGTCTTTTGTTTCCGGCCATTCATCGGCATTCCTCACGATTCTACCGGGTGTTGAATAGTCATCAGCAGTGAAATCAGCAAACGACTGAGAATCTCCGGCAGCGTCCGTATAAGTAACACTCGTTACAGACAGTAGATTACTCATCGGAAGGGAGATGTATTTTTCATCAGGGAACGCATCAAGCTTTAAGGTGATCTCTTGTTCCAGAATAGCCAAATCAAGCTCTTTCTCACAGTATTCATAAGCAGCAGAAATACATCGTTCTATTACGTCATCTTCAGCAGAGTGCTGAACGCGCAAGTATTCCTTGGCTTCAGCCAATGTGACCGGGTAAAAGTCGGGGGCTTCGGTTACTTTCCAGCGGTTAGACTCGGCACCCACGATTCGTTAACCTCCCAAGGTCTAGGCTTACCATGAAAACAGATCACATCTGCGCTCTCAGGGGCTTGACCTTTCCTGATATGCGCCTTAAACGACATTATACTATTGTTTGTTTCTAACTGCCATTGACGATGCGGCAAGTGGTCTGCTATGAATCCTTGATCTCCATGATTATTGTTTTTCCCCCTGTAAGTTATATCCGGGTTTTTCAACCAAGCATTCCAGACATGCTGCTTATCCTCGTTTCGGATGAACATCAATCCAGACGCAGAGCGATCAGGACAATAGAAGTCCTGAAGCATTAGTGATGATTTAGAACAGGGATTCTTTAACGGTCGCCTGACTACCGTATCAAGATCGTAATACATCAGATCATCCCTTATTGACGGCCTGAACAATTCCATTTTGCACCACCATTTAGGCCAGTCATACATCAGTGGAATAGTAGGCACGCCATCAATATCAATATCCGAAAGGCAGTAAATATTAGGCACTTGGCGGGCAAGCCACTTAACATGACTGGCGTTATACTCGCCTCCCGACCTTAATACACAAATGTTAATCAATGGTAATGCTCCGCTATCCATCTATGCTTGCTTATTGACGGGTCGCGCATGCCTGAAAAAAACACAATCTTGCAATTATCCGGCAGCCTGTCTCCGATGAGCCTTGCGTTATATACGCCTTCATCGGCTCCAACGACCTTCGCGCTTTCAATTTTGTAGCTAATCCATGCCTGATCTGAACCTATTAATCTGCTTTGCTCGTTCATTATTCGCATCAGCTTAGGGCTTTCTTCAGAGTCAAAGTCATCCCACACATTATGATGGATTCCCGAATCCATAATTACCAATGATCCATTGTATTTTTGATCCGAGTAGCGGCCTTGTCCGTAACCATTTATAACGAAAGGCTCTTGCAAGGTGAATATATCAGTAACGTCACCTGTAATTACGCAGTCAAGGTCAATCCATGCAAACCGCATTCCTAGCAGAGTTTCCATCTCCGAGCTGAATAGCTTTAGCCTTCTATAGCAGCCACCAAGATCAGCAAGATCGTCCCACAGCTCTATGGTTTCACAATTCACGCCATCAGGCATATCCGTGATGCAGATTAGCTGATGCTCTATCTTTAGATTGCGCTTAAGCATTGACTCAAGTTTGTTCACATGATCGGCGCTGTAATCGCAGACATGAGGAAGCTGATAGCCGATACTCTTTCGCCGCCAAAGGAATGTCACAATTTTAAACAAAGCATTTCTCCGAATTTATCAAGATCGCCCGATTGATAATTGCCCGCCCTAGGCCAGAATGTGAATTCACCGAAATACGGCTTGCCGCAATAATACAGATCAATCCTCACGTATCTAAACCCATCGGCCAGTCGCAAAGCTAAATCTGTCAACTCCTTCCAGGCGTTTTCGCCTGGATATACGCTTGAGTCCGGGCAGTGCGCCATCTTTTCGTCAAGGTGCAAGCTCAGGACATTCCCATGACTGTCAAATATCGTCTCTTTGGGTGATTCAAAGCGATCAGAAATAACCTGAACCCAGCGAATCACACCATCTGATATGTGGAACTTATAGTCTGTCGAGTCTGGCAAAAGCTCCTCAATCATCACCAAGGCATCGGCATACTCATAAGCCCACTCGCCTTTTGATACGCCGTAAACTTTTGACAGCCTTGCCTGTATAAAATCCTTGCTCAGCAAATAATCCGACTCATTAAATAGAATCTTAGAGCTACCGCTATCGTGGCTACACTTAATCACGCATGGGTATTTGCTGGGCTTTTCTGGCTTTTTTGATACTAGCAACAAAGGAACCAAAAATTCAGAAGGAACAAGCGATCTGGCTTTTAGCTTGTCGCAGCATACTTTGTGCTTCTCTGTTCTGTCATTAACCATCAACCACTTGATAATGCTATTGTAATTCACTTCACAAATACCATTAGGTCAAGATTGCATCCGTATCTTGGGTAAGGCACTTCAATGATTGAATAATCCCGCCCCACCAGATCGGCATATTCTTCAATGTCACGGTTAAACACAGGGGGGTTTCCGGGTCTTCGCCACTGCCTGCCCATGATCTCGCCTATCACGATCCGGTCATACCCCTTGGCCTTCTCGATTATTTCCGGCAATTCATCGTCTGAAACGTGAAGTAGAACTGTATAAGCCAGAAACGTGTCAGCCTGTACCCACTCGGTCGAATAGGTATGGCCGGGGTTGTTAGTCTTGGCCGCTTCCAATGCATTTGGGTTGATGTCAAAGCCCGTATAAGCCGACTTATCGAACGCAGGTGATAGACGCCCGTCACCACAGCCAAACTCAAACACAGAGCCTTTGACGGCTTTCTCAAGCGCCTCAAACAATCCCTTTTCGGGGAATCTTTCACCGGGAGGCGTGATATGCACTAAGTCGCGGTTTGATTGCCAGTATTCAGCTGGGGTCATTCAGTACGTCCTCTAGCGGCTTTCTCGGAATGGTTAGCGCGGTTTCTCTGGTGCAGTTAATCAACGGTATCCCCAAGGCGTCTAGGTCTAACCATATCTCGTCAAAACACTGAACCCACTTGCTGAGCATATCAGACGATGGGTTGCTGGTTTTTTTGTGGTCACCATGCCAGTGTGATTTGCCCCCGGTCATTTGCATATCGAACCCTAAGAGATAAATCTCCGCAGCGCCTAGAAGGTAAGCTAAGCCAACAGCCATATATCCCGAACTGCCCCCGGCGTGAATCTTATCCCTTCCTAGTCCTTTGGCTTTGGTTCCTGGCGCAAACAGAATATCAAAAGCCGTCGCAGCCTGCCTTGACCATGTAAATTTCATCCCCTTGAAGTCTTGCCAAATATCCCTATTTCGTTCCCACCAGTTAAAGTCGCACGCATACAAAGCATCAGCCCACGGAATCATCTTAGCCGTGGAATTTACTACGATGACTTTTTCGCCTTTGAGCTTTTGCGCGTCTTCTTGGGTGAGGCTGGGGCCGCTTGCGACGACAAAGACTCTTTGTCCGGCCCATTGGTTAAAGGGATGTCTCCGACTTGCGGCACCTCCTGCACGACCTTGGTGTCGTATGTGGTGCGGATAGCTTCAACCATGCCCACTGACTCCCAATTTGCAGCCATTGACGGCGACACACCATCAAGAATTTGACCAGCTTCGATATTGCCGAATTGGGTTGAAATAAACGGTTTTAGTGCTTTTACTTTCATAAGTAGAACCTCCGTTCCACATATTACCATGATTACAGTAGATAGAGAATTTTATCGCCCTTTGCCTGATTCTCAGAAGCCCACATTGGGCGCAAATTTGTATAGTGGTTCAGGGCTATAACATCGGCTTCATTGGTTGCGGATGATATTGGCACTATGTGGTCTAAGTGCCATTCGCTTCGGTTATCCCAGCTCATTCCGTCGTGGAACTGCCTTTCAATATGATCTGCAAACTGCTGCCATGAGTCTACGCCAAGCATTTCCTGCGCCCTGCTTCGCTTTTTGCATCCCTGCCTTGAGAAATATTTACATATCAAAGCCCTTGTTCTAAACGATAAATCAAGAACGTGGTCTTTTTCCTTGCGAATCTTTAACTTTTTGTTGGCTGCAACATAGTAGCCTGGAATGCTTCTTGCCAGCGCTTGCCTCTCTTTAGCATAAATTGCGCTATGGGCCTTCGCGCAATCCCGGCATTTTCTGTGCTGCGCGTTAGCTTTTATGATATTTATTCCGCAATCTTCGCAAGTCGCATTTTTGCCTCTCCCAAGAGGAGCGCCTGCCTCTCTTCTTTTGCGGTCCATTGCTTTCTTCGATCTTTCCCTGACAGCTTCTAATCTGCAATTATCACAATAAACATCGGCGTTAGTCTTGTATGCCACTATCTTTCCGCAGCCAGCCTTGCACAAAGTTTCTTTAACTCTCGCGGCTCTGGCGGGCGCTTGATTCTTGCGCTTCCATTCTCGGTGATAAGTGCGCATAAAATCCTTGCGGCATGGGTGACTGCAATATGCGTTATTGGTTACTTTGGGGAATTCTATGCCGCATTGTCTGCAATGGGCTGTTTTTTGAATTGCGCGGGGTGTAGAATCTGTATTGTCCATTTCACTACCTCCATAGTGTTTTGGCTAGAAGCCCCGAACAGGTTACCGCCTGCCGGGGCTTCGTCCATTATACCACCGTTAGATGGTCAAGTCTCCGTAGCGTACTGCGAGAGGCGTATAGACGGCAAGAGCGCCCCGCATCTCTGCACGAATCGTGAGTAAATTTTTAGTAACATTATCAGCGTCCTGCTCAAACATCTCAACAGTGACGCCTTGACGCATGAACATCTGAATAGCATTGCTATCCATCATGTAGAACTTGCCGCTTGCTACATCATTGGAGGTTACTACAGGGATGCCCCAAAACAGCGGAGTCATACCGCCGTTGATGTAGGACAGTGCAGCACCGCCACCGGCAGCGTAGTCATTGGATGAAGCGGTAGACTTCACACGCTCTATAGCGCCAAAGTCAGCCGGATTCATGATAATGACGTTCGGCATGTAGTCAGCGCCGATAATCGCATACTTCGCGCGGTTCAGGCTGTCCAGCGCGATTTCACCAGACTGAGGCGTAAATGCAGTGTGGCGACCGGAAGCCGACAAGCCAGCAATGTTCGGGCTGGTGCCGTTGCCCTTCAGGATTTGAGACTGCAAACGAGCCTGAAGGCCGTGACGCATACGTCGATCAATGTAGCTTTGCAGCATCGGCGCATCGTCCAGAACCTGCTTAGAGGCGCGGATGAAGTGCGCAATGGTGCGCACAGGATCATTGACCAGCTCAAAGGTCAGATCAGATTCAGGCTTGGCAGCGCCTTCCTTGGTCTCTGCGGCATCGTTTGTCCAGCTCGCCTCGCGGGTGTATTCAATCTGATTGCTTCCAGTTGTACCCATCGGCACGAAGTCCAGAACATTCAACGCGCGGAACGCACCGGGAACGATACCGGGCAGACGGTCAGCCTGCACCAGAGTGTCCACAGGATTCTGAGGGGAGCCACCTTCGCCAAGGATGGTGTTCTTCACCTCAATGCGAGCCTTGACGCCTTCGCCAGCTTTGAAGCCTTTGAACGCCTCAGACTCAGCGAATGACTGACCCCATGATTTGTGCTCCTGACCGGAATCACCACGGAAGCCTTCAGTAGATTTCTGTTCCAGCTCCTTCAGGCGGTCTTGCATTTCAACACTGCCTTCTAGCGCCTGCTTGAATTCCTCAGACAGCGCCTTCACTTCAGCGCGCACAGATTCGGCAGCTCGGCCAGTCTCTGCCACCTGAGATTCATACTTACCAACAGCTTCTTTCAGCTTTGTTTCCAGCGCAGCAAATGCGCCGTCGAGGTCTTTCTGCTCAATAGTCATGATATGACTCCTTCTCTCGGTTTGTTTAGATTCTCATTTGCTTGATACGGTCAGCAAGACTGACCATAGTTTGCTCTCGATCACCAAGAGACAGGGACTTGATTCGACTCACAAGCGCAGTCGCGTTAGCCCTTGAGAAGCCTCCTGCCTCACGCAGGATAGACTCCAATTCTTTCAAGCTCTCGCAGCGGTCAATAACATCGCCCATCTGCTTAACTCCTGAGACAATCGCCCCAAGGTCAGCCGGTTCCTCGACCACTGAAATTTCGATCAATTCAATCTCATCAAGTTTACGAATAGCGCCCTCTGTGCGCTCTTTACGGACGCGGTAGCCAATAGACATACCATCCACAGCGCCATGCTTTAACGAGGCGTATACATCCTCTGCGATTGAATGGCCGGGGGTTAAAGTGCCCCTGACATAAAGTCCCTTCTCGTCCTCATACATTTCTTCCCACTTGCCTATAACCGGGCCAAAGTGGTTCCACCGCATCCGAATAGGGCGGTCGCGGCTCTTTAAGGTAGATTCATAAGCGCCGGGGGTGATTGAGTCGCCGTAGGAATCCACCCCGTTAAACACGGAGGCATACCCCTCAAAGGTGCGGTGCATGTCATCCCCGAACTTAACCTGAACTTGGGACAGCGAAAGCCGTTTATACTCCATTGCTACCTCCACCCGGCGTAACAACCGGATTACGCGCACGCGTCAAAGGAATCATCGTGCTGTTAACGTACAATTCATCACCGCCTGGAAGTGGCGCTCTGCCTTCCTCGGCCCTTGCCTCATTCGGCGTGATCTGGCCTGAGTTAATTTCTTTCTGCTTCGCCTCTGCCCTTGCTGCCCGGTCAGCCCTTAGCAGTGCGTCAAAGTCAAACCGTACATCTGCTTTTGATCGCAGGCCCGGAGCCATCAGGTTGTGAGTTATGCTTGACTCAAACCGTTCCAGATAGGGGCGAAGATTCAGCTTGTAGAAGCCTTGAACGATCTGCTCAATGCCCGATCCCCACGTTGTAGAGCCTGAAGTGTCGTTAATCAGAACTGAAGGCACGCCCATAAACCTGGCCAAGTCCTCAATCGAGAACCTTCGGGAATCCAGCAGCTCAATATCCTCTGGCGACATGGAGACCTTTTCATACTTCATGCTGGCCTCTAGCACCATCAGCCTATCTGAATTGCCCTCGCGCAATTCGTTAAACTCGTTTCTGACCTGCTCGCGCTGCTTGTCGGTCAACATCTTGTCGATCATCAGAACGCCAGTAGGCTTGCCGCCATTCTGGAACGTCTGACTAATTCTGCGCTCTCCTGCAAGAGCTATGCCAATTGTATTACGAGCATACCCAAGCGGTGACAGGCCGACGATTCCATTGCCGAACAGTTTTACATGCCAGATAGACTCAGCGGCGTAAGCGGCCACCCCGTCATCACTGTAGTAGTAATGAACTATTGACCCGTCAAGCATCAACCGGGTCTCTACCTGAGATGACATCAAGGGTACTAGCCCCACCAGACGATTACCCACGTACTGCTTGCGCGCGTAGCAATTTCCCGTCATCACAAGGTTAAGCATCATCGTCTCAAAGAACTCAAACCGCGTTTGATAGCGGTTCACCTTCCCTGCAAACAACTCCGACACATCAGACCTTAATGGGGGATTGCCTGGTAAACTTTTGTCGTTAATCTCAAGCGGAAGCCCTGCTACTGTCTCAGCAAGCAATCTGGAACATGACCAGATAGCCGACAATTGCATGGCTGTGTCAAACGTAACCGGCTGCGGTGTAGGCGCGGCATAAGTGGCAGGCGTCGGGTTTTGTGATCCTTCCTGTATGTGGAGGCCATTAAAACCAAGCCAGCCTAGAACGCGCCTTAGCATGTCGCCCCCATCACCATTTTAACGGTGCATTCAAAAATGAATCGAGATCACCTTGCTCTTCGATCTCGCCTAATGACACGCCCATAGCAATAGCCAAAGCCACCATCCCATCTATCCGGCCTGTAGCCTTGGACTTATCCAGCTTGCGATTACCTGCCGGGTCTTTAACTACTACTGCGTTAGCGGCACACATAGTCAATACTGGATGGTTCCCGTGTCTTAACTTACCGTTCAACAATGCGGCCTCTAGCGCATCAAGCGCAGGCGACATATCCTTAAAACCTTGCCCGTATTCCTTCATTGGAAATTCAATACCCTGCTGCGCCATGTCTCGCTTAAATATATCAATGCGCCAGCGGTCGAATCCCACAAGGTCAACGATGCTATCTGCCATTATATCAGACAATTCCTTGACAACAAACGCATAGTCTACTGTAGCCCCAGGCGTCGTCCTCATGAATCCCTGCCTAACCCATACGTCATACGGCTGACGGTCAGCTTTGGAACGGTCGGTCAATCCCTGCTCCGGCGTCCAGAAATAAGGCCAGACATCAATAAACCCATCGTCGCATAGGGATATAAATACAGCAGAGGTTAAGTCGGTACGTCCCGAAAGGTCTAGCCCCGCAAGCAATACCCGGCCAGACATTAGTCCAGGTTCATCACTGCATGACTCCCAAACTGAGCGCGAGACAAACGGGGACACGGTAGATACGCGCTGATTTAGAACGAGGTTTCTAAAAGTATTCTCAAAGCTCGGCATACGCTGCGCTTTTTCAGCCTGCTTTTGAACGTCCGACTCAGAACGGAACAATCCTAGAGCCGGGTTAGCCTTCGCCCATTGTTTTTTGTCCATCACATCTGCGTCATCGTCGGCAGCGTAAACATGACATACGGTCTTGGGGTGCTTGTTGTTGATCGCGTCGTCAATCAGGATAGAGAATAGGTCGGCATCCGTTGCAGCCTGGGTGCTAATGTAGATCAGCAGCGGATTGTTATACGCGCCTTGGGCGGTAGTGATCGCGTCCACAAAGTCGGACTGCGGCCCCCTGATTTGGCCTACCTCGTCAAGTATCGCCACGATTGGCGACTTACCATGCGCCGTTTTACCCTCTGCGCTGATCGCCTGATACTCGACATTCATCGGCAAGCCAATGAGCTTTTTGCTGGACGGAATGATTCTGATTATGTCTCTGAGCTTGGGGGATAGCTGCACACACTTGGATGCAAGGTTATAAACTTCAGCGGCCTGCTCCCTGCTCATGGCACCTGAGACAATGCGGGAGTTTTGCACAGCCTCCGGCCCTACCGTATGCGCCAGAAGGATAAACGCTATGGTGCCGGTCTTGGCATTCTTGCGAGCGATTGACAGTATGGCCGTGTCGGTCACTGCCGGATTGTCGTAAATAGCCAAGATGAACTTGCGCTGAAAGTCGGCCAACACTACCGGCTTGCCTACCTTGTCGCCCTCAGGGATTATGCAGTACCCCTCGATGAAGGCTATGACCTTCTCGCCTCTGGTCATTAGTGCGGCCTTGCAATCAGACCGTCGTCGAGTTTCTGTACGGTTTCCTCGGCGTCACGCTGCAACTGATTGCCCTTTGGCTGGTCTTTAGCCTTGCCCACAGTAGCCTCTGCGTGAACGTGCAGCATTCGAGACAAAGCCACGGCTCTACGCGAGAGTGTTTCCAGCAGCGTATGCTTGGGGTTCACAACCATCGTCCCCCGGTGATTCTCTATCACATCACCCTCTGCGTAGACCTCAGACTGGATGCGCTCAATGTCAGCCTTGCACCTTGCCAGGTTAGCCGCCATCTCGTAATCGGTTTCAGTCCACTTATTACGCGCGCGCGCGCGTACAATGCTATCCCAAAAAGGTCGAGCAGAATCGGGAATCGAAACGTGAGCCGGTGGATCAATCGGCCCATCAAACGCAGCCTTCATGACTTGAGCAGCTAAGTCCCCTGAATCCGATCTCTTTTGTCTCGCCATATCATCCTCATTTATGACAGCTGGTTAAATTTTGACCAATTCTTTGTAGTTAGTAGTAAATAAAGAG